ATTCAGGCCAGCGGGTTGTGTTTAGCACCAAACTTTTTGGTATGGTCATGGGCGCGCTCGATAAGCAAATGGGAAAAAATGCGCGCCTGGAGTGGCTGCGGAAGGTCTCCGGCAATGAGCGGCTTAGATCGTCGAAAGAGTTGCCGGAGTCGCTAAAATTCGGATTGCTGGTTTGGGCCTCCCCGCGCTACGATGAAGGGCGCGGGGAATGGCGGCTAGGTGATGAATTCGCGCATGATTGCGCGATTATTCTGAAAAGTTTAGGACAAGAAACGCTTTTCTAATTTGGAGGAAAAATGACCGAAAAAGCCCCGTATGATATCTTTTACGCAATCGAAATGCTCCGACAGGCTATTGATTATGCTGAAGCCGATGGGGACTTTCGGCAAGCCCGAAAATGGGCAAATGAAGTGGAATATTCCGCCGAGCAATTGCTAAGAGATATAGAGCCATGCCAAAGCGCCGAATGGCAATGTCCGAAGTGCGGATGAAAGACATTTTTTCGATTTACTCTCAGGTCATCGGGCTTTCCGCGATAACGCACGGAAAGCCCGCTATCATCACAGGCCGCATGTTCATCGGCGGCACGCTTGTTCTTGTTTGGCTCAAGCGCGGCTCTGACGAGATTGTGGCCCGTGACTTTGCGGAGATTGAGGCGCTATGAGCAGGAAAGAGCAGCATATTGGCAAGCAGGCGCAGGATTTAGCAGAAGCGGCATTACGAAGCCGCGGCGCTAATTTTACGCAGCAAATCCCTACCCCCTATCGTGTCATCGGCGACGGGCGAAAGAATCGGATGATTTTCGCCGAAAAGGCCATCGGGGATATTATCGGGAGCGTGCCCGTGCAGGTTGGCGCGGCGACCTTCCCTATTCCGCTAATGGCCGAAGTCAAATATTCGGATGGGGATAGGTTGCAATTTTCCCGCTTGCGCCCGCACCAGGTGGAGGCGCTCAATATGCTTGCGGCTTTGGGTTGGCTCGCCCTGCTGGTGTGGGTGTGTCCGTTCGGCGTGTTCGTCATGCGCTGGCCGGTTGAAGGCTTTGAGCATGGCAAGGCGCTATCCCTAGAAGCGGCCAGAGCGCATGATGTTCAGGATTTGCAAAATTGCCCCTTGACAAGCGATTAGTTTTGTGTATAATCAGATATAGATTATGAAAAGGAGAGAAAAGATGAACCCCGAAAAACGTGAAAAAATCGAAAAAGCAGCCGAACGCGAAGCAGTTGGCGATATATGCCAGAGTCCTGGGCGACGTGCCGCTCGGACTTCTTGATGAGGCTATCAAAATGGTAATTGAGAGGCACGGATTTGCCAACGTACCGACCGCCGCCGAGGTGAAGCGGGCGGTTTGGGAGATTCTCGGCAAGCCACACGACATTACTGCATCAATAGAGATGTGGGCAGAACGCCGCTTCGAGCGATGTGTCGTGCGATTTGGGTGATTAGACGGTGCTGTGCGGTCTAATCCGTAGTTAGGCAACTAAAACGATGAAGCCTTATTATCAGAAAAATGGCATAACGCTCTATAACGCAGATTGTCGTGATGTCGCAAAGTTTGTCAAGTGCGACTTCATCCTGACTGACCCGCCTTACCCAGATTACTATGCTGACGAATATGGTTACTTCCCGCCAATGTTCCTGAATGATTTTAGTTGCCGTCAGTTAGTATTCTGGTCAGCAAAAGCCGACTTCCCACTTGATTACACAGCCATTCACATTTGGGATAAGGTAACAGGGGCAAGCGATGATTATGAGCGCATTTTTGAGCGCAATGGGCAACGCCGTTACAGAGTGTTTAATTTTGGCAAGGTCAACTCCAGCGTATCAGCGCAATTCACAAGAGATTTCTGGACAGGACATAAATCACAAAAGCCGATAAAGTTGTTGCGCCGTTTGATAACTGATTTCGTTCCCGAAGGTTCGGTCATCTTCGACCCGTTCAGCGGGTCAGGCTCCACGCTTGCGGCGGCTCGTGATTTAGGTTATCAAGCGATAGGTTGTGAAATCTCTGAAAAATGGTGTAAAGTGTCGGTTGAACGTCTTGCGCAACAGTCGTTCTTTACGTTGCCTAACACCCGCTTGCACCTGACGGGGGGAAGCGTCCCCGTTCAGGGAGATTTATTCACCCCCGAAGCGGATACCGCCGAAGGGTAGTTACCTGCACCCGCCCCCCGCAGGTAAAGCGAACCGTTGGGCGTTTACTTGCAAAGGAGAATCATGCCTTTTCACAAAGAGAGATACCCCGCAAATTGGAAAGAAATCAGCCTTCGTATTCGTGCGCGGGCGAGTGGTAAAGATAAATAAAAGCACTATTGGCATAAAATCGGAGGAAAAATGAAGGTCTTAATAGCCTGTGAATTTAGCGGCATAGTTCGCACCGAATTTGAGAAATTAGGGCATGAGGCCTGGTCTTGTGATTTGCTTCCTACGGAAATCCCAGGAAATCATTATCAGGGCAATGTGCTTGATATTCTTTATGAAAATTGGGATTTGATGATAGCCCATCCGCCATGCACCCATCTGGCTGTAAGCGGAGCGCGTTGGTTTAAGTACAAACAAGCAGAGCAAGCCGAAGCGTTGGAGTTTGTCAGATTGCTGATGAACGCGCCGATTAAGTATATTGCCATTGAAAACCCAATCAGCATTATTTCGACTAGAATACGAAAGCCAGACCAAATAATACAACCGTGGCAATATGGGCATGGTGAAACAAAGGCTACCTGTTTGTGGCTAAAAAATTTGCCACTCCTGAAGCCGACAAATATTGTTGATGGGAGAGAACATCGCATTCATAAAATGCCGCCGTCGCCTGATAGGGGACGTGAAAGGTCAAGAACATATCCAGGTATTGCAAAGGCAATGGCTGAGCAGTGGTCTGAATGGATTTTAAGACAGGAGGAAAAATGAGCGACTTACTAAAATCGGCCATTGATGCTTTGCAGGAGATAAAGGCGGAATATTCCCTTAGCGCAATCCATCCGCCTGGTCACTTTGTTGACCTGCTCATTTGCACAAATATGGAATCAGGATTTAAAGGATAATTTTAATTTTCCTGTTGTTTTTCACGCGGAGAAGATTTATAATCCATCTCGCCCCAATTCTTATCGCTTCGTGGCGAATACAAGAGATGGAGCATTTGCGTTTTCGTTCATCAGGAGATAAGATAGCCCATGAAAATTTCAGATATTCTCAATGAAGAATTGCAAAGTCGCCTAATCTCCCTGAAGGACGCCATCTCAAAGGCGTCGTGGGAATTGGGTGACATTGTAAACGAGATTTATGACATTGTAGTCGCGAATTCACTGCCCTATACCAAACAGCAAATTTGCGAATACGTGGCCGCGTTCACCGATGCCGAATTGTCCGCGTTGACCCTCATGGATTATGCGCGGGTTGCGGCGCGTTTTGCGCCAGAAATTCGCCAAGAATATGAATACCTTCCATTTTCTCATTTTCGGGCGGCCATGCGCCACCCCGACCCCGTAAAAATCCTTGAATTTTCGGCGGAGCAGATGGACAAGCGTGGCAAGCCAATGCCCGCCAGCCGACTGCTTGAGATTGCGGCTCAAGCACCATCCGACCCAGAGGCTTACTACCGGCAAGTCGCCGTCTCGCACCCCGCTATCCCGTCCCAATCCGCCGAATTGGGAGAACCGGTCTTGCCGCTTGCCCTGCCCGATGAACCGGATAGCGAGAGCATGGCGAATGGTGGGGATGACCTTTTACTCCGCATTGCCCAAATGATTGACGCCATTTTGCCCGCCATCCGCTACAAATACCCCGACCTTTCCACCCTGCTGGCACGGCTTTCTTATTCCCTCAAGCAAATTGCCAAAGGGGAATTGCGGCCCAATGAAATTGTGCTATAATTTTCATGGCTCGCTGCTCCTCCCAGCGCGCCAAAAATCCCCGCAATTGCGGGGATTTTTTATTATCTCGGATAGTAATTTTGTATCCTGATTATAGATTACACCTTTGGCCTAACAAACCTTGCCGGAATGCAGCCCCACCCTTCGCGACTTGTCAGAAAATAGCGGATAATCCCTTGCGGAGTAGTTTGCCTGTGAGTCGTCCGCTTTTGAATTTTATTCCAACAAACCAGGTCGAATTGATGTACAAACCAGGGATGGGATTCGGGGGTAATGGCGCTTACGTCGCTTTGCGGGGTAAGCGTGACGAAATATAGCCAGCCATCCCGCGCATAGCCCGCAAGGATATTGCCGCTCATGACAAGGTATTGCTGTCGCGGGTATCCCGTTTTATTGAAAAGAGCGGTATTGTCCGCGTAAAGATACCTAATCTTGCGCGGGTTATGGTCATTGATTCGCCAAATTTCCCGATTGAGCGGGGAGATGTCCACCCGATAATCGCCGATATTCCGCTCCGGCTTTGGCGCAAAGCGAAAGACGCTCGGCGTGCAGGGGAAAAGATTCCACTTTTCGCTGGCCGTCCTGCTTTTGTATCCCCAGTCAGGCAATTCTTCATCACCGCGCACAACCCAAAGGCTCATTTCGTCTAATTCCTGCCAGTGGATTGCCCCGTCGTGGTACACGCTTATCTGTTTCATTGCCGCGCTCCGCCGTCTATGCTAATTTTCCCGTCTGAATAAACGGTAATCGTATGCGTGATGGTTGGCTCTTGCACGGGAGGCGGCTCCGGAATCTCCTGAATATATGCGCCACTTGCCCAGCAATCAATCATTCTCACGGGACGCCCGTCATTCGTAATCACGTCCGCCCCGTTGCGCTTTGCGTCCACCAAATGCCACCAACCGGCGGCCTGACTATCACTCGTCACAATGTCACCCGCCTTGAGGACGCCGACGGACGGGAAGGAAGTCCCCGCCCCCGTGCGAATATTGAGCGTGTCTGCTGTTACTTTTCCAAATTTCATCTTATTCTCTCCTTGTGATGGGGATTGCCCCCATTCAGCCATAAAATCATAATCGCCATTCCAAAAATCGTGGTCAATGTCGGCGCTCCCAACGCCAACTACATGCCCAATAGCAGGCGTTCCATCTTGCCAAATCATGGCCTTTGTCCAGGGTTCTGGAATTAGCACATCGGCTTCGTTCGCGGTATACCATGCCAGCCAAAGCGGATATTTCGAGAATGCGCTTTTATCTCCGCTTTGTCCAATCCACCAGGCATACCCAGTATAAATCCCGACCCGAAAATTAGCCCGCTCGACAATTTGCAGAAATTTTAGCCAATTTTCTGGAGCAGAATATTGCCCCGCCACCGGAAACTCCAAATCAAGCCAAATTCTTCCTTCGGGTCGGTCGCCCCCGATAATACTCAAAAGCATATTGGCTTGTTGTTCAGGGGAATAAGCAGGTTCGTAATACCAGTAATACCCGCACGGAATTCCGACTTGCTTTAGTGCTGCTCGAAAATCCGCAAATCGGCTATCTCGCGTCAGCCCGTGACCAGCCCGCAAAATGCAGAATTTCGCCCCCCATGTCAGCATTTTGCGAGCATCCAGCGCGCTTTGCCATTGACTAATGTCAAATCCGTGATTGGATTTTGTAAATTTCATAGGTCACCTAACAGGACAACACTAGAAATGCCAGCGGAAGTAGCGGTCGCATTGTTGACGACTTTGATGTCAATGGCATCCCCAGCATTAATCAAAATATTTCCAGTCGCTGAATATGTTCCCGCTGCCGCGCTTGCTGCAACAGTTACAACGAGCGCTGTGTCTCCAGATACTTTTTGCAGTGTGAAAACCAGCGAGCCAGTGCTTGATTGAGCAGTATTTGTGCGCACGATGAGTTTGGTAAATGTTATGTCTCTGTCAAGCGGAATGCGCGCCGAGCCCAAGCCAGAGACAGTGCCACCATTGACTATATATGCTGTATTGCTGGCTGCAACGGTCGTACCGCTGCAAGTAAATACGTATTGCACAACATTGAGTTTCTTTGCGGCACTTACCCATGACGAAACGCCAGCCATTGTCTTGAGAATATTTCCGAACATGCCAAGCAAATCAATCAAAGTTCCATAAGCCGATGATGGGGCAAGCGTGTCGTCAATCACGGCATCGCTCGGCATAATCATCATCCAGCGATTCGCGCTTTGCGCTGGCCAAACCAGGACTGCGCCATATTGTGGCAGGACGGCCATCGTGCTTCCGTCATTGTTTTTGAGCGTCCATGGATTCGTTCCGGTATTCATCAGGTAAAAGGCGTGGCTGTTTGGCGTTGGGGCTGGCAGCGTGACGCTTAATCCGGTAGTGGTCGCGCTGAAGCCAAGCACAGGCGAATAATTTGTGTCGTCCAGCGTGGCATTCGATGACAACGACCAAAACGATGTGTAGCTAGCAATTGGGATTCCGTAGGCCATTTTCTCAATTTCGGCTTGCAGGCTATTGATGTCCGCCGCCATGACGTTATCCACGTTATCCGTTCGGCGAGAAAATACAGGCAATGGCATAATTACTCTCCTTTCAGCATACAAACTTTAGGCAACTCCACTCCGCCGCAAAATCTGCGCTCGTGCCCCCTGAACCACATCCGCCCCTGCCATTTTGGGGAGTTTTCACGAACATAACAAATTATCATCTCGCTACCGCAAGAATACGGGCCGTAATTCTCAAGGTGTGGTCCGGCCACTTGCCAAATCCAACCGCGCCATGTTTCCCCTTCCAGATGGCCGGAGAACACAAAAGCAAATTCATCTCGCTCCCATCTGGCCAACATGAATCCAAATTCATAGCCATGCGCTCGCCAGACCACCATTTGCCCATTTCCAACCAACTCCGTGGCCTCAAAGTTTTCCATCTTGGCGGTGAGTGCCAAAATCAAGAGCGGGAGCAGCGCAAGTTTGAGTCGCATCTCTCATCCAATCCTTGTCAGCGCAAAAAACGAGCCGGCGGAGTAGATGTTCGCCGCTCCGTTAATATAGACCGTCAGGTAGTCACCGGCATTTAGTGCCAATGGAATACTCGGAAACACAATGGCCGCCGCAGTCCCGTCTTGGTAAAAACTATGGCGCACAGGAAAGAGCGTCGAGCCGTTCTTCCGAATTTCAAAAAGATAGTTAACCGTCGCCGCCCCGGTCGGCAACCAAAACGAAACGACACACGATGGAACATATCGCCCCGCTTCCGCCACGGTGATGCGCCTGTTGTTTGCCGATGTGTGCCAGTTGGCGTCGTCAATCAGTTCGCTATCCCATTGGATTTCGGCGTTTGTCACAACGACGTCAGCCGACCTGGTCAGAGAACAAACCTGTAAGCGCGGCACACCCCACTCTGGCGCCGTTCCACCAGAATTGACGCGCAAGACACTATAAGCGCTCCCAATGGGCAGGCGCGCAAGCGTGTTGCTTGACGTGGCATAGGCAACATCTCCCGCGCTGGTATAAGGCCAAAGCGCGGTGAGGTTATCGCGCACATAGGTATTTTGCTGCGCCGCCGTCCAGGTTTGTCCGGCGACAACGGTCGGATGCGGGTTATAAGCCATAGGATAATCTCCTCTTTTATTTTAGCACGTTACCAACCAAAAACGGTATCTACCCCAAAATTTTGAATGTCCCAAGTCCAGTATTGGGCGGTATTGCCGTAATACGGCTCGAGACCGACTCGCGTTCGAACCGCCTGACAATTTTCCGTAAGGCTCTCGTGCTCAATGCCGCCGACACGGTAGGATTGCCCGACAATGCCGAATTTTGGAAGCGATAGGGATACCACGTCAAATAATTCAAAGCCAAATTGTTTGTCTGGCCGTGCTTCAAATTGAACGGTCGGGAAGGGATGCCGTTCGGCGAAAAATGGCTGGTAGATATTGGCTAAATCAATCGCTACATTCGCGTCCTGCATCCAGGGATAATCTAAAGTCAATTCGTTCAGGCCGTCGTCATCGTCCGGCTTTGAGATTTGCAGGCTGGAGGCGTAAATTGCTTCGCCGCGAATTTGCAGGAAATTGAGATAAACGTCATTTGCGGAATTATTTTTCACGGTAATCTTTGCCGTATCACCGAAGTCATACATAGTTAGCGTGCATTGCGCCGTCTTATCCGCACCGCTCCCGTCCGCCGCTGTATTCGTTTTCCAGTCGGTAGTTGGCACGGGAGTCACGACGTTAGTCGCCGCGCAGCGTTCGTTGTTGTAGGAGTATTGCGCCCATATCGTGATTTTCTCGCCGGCGCGGATAAGCGGGGCGTTTCCATGCAATTGGTAAATCACTCCCAGGGCGGCTTTGGCGCGCGGATGAACGACAATGCGCACGGCGTCGAAGCCATATTCCCAGGGTTGGGGGATAAGAATATCCTTGAGCAGTTCTTCTTGCCGGAAGTCGAAAACAGCGCCTAAATAGGAGCGGGAGCGGTAGTAAGCCTTGCCATCCGCTCCGATGAAAAAGTATCCGCCAACGGATTGCGCAATCTCTTCCAAATTCGCCATAGCCGATTTATCGGTATCGCTCCACCACCAGCGGATAATATCGCTCGTGGTGTCCAATTGCGCCCCCCATTGCCAGCCGACCTTTGTCAAAATGGCGGCTATGGCATTTTCAGGGCTAATGCTTTCGTAAATCCCCGTGCGCGCCGTCCGGCGAGTCAGCCAGGCCGCCCCGTCTTCGGCTTCAATCGTGGCGGTTGCACTTGCCCCGTATCCGCTCGTTTCGATATTGGTAATCCAGCCGCGAAAGAGCGGATAGGTGGTATCGGTCATGCCGTCTTTGACCATCAGGATAATTTCTTTCCCAAATGAGATATTCGGATAAAGCGGACTTTCGGCGTTCCAGGCATCATAGCGGCCATCGGCATTATCCAGGGTCACGCTCAACCGTCCTGTGCCCACCGGCTCGAAGTTTGTCCCGCCAGAACCAACGAATTTATCGCGGCCGCGCGTAATGCGAAAGCCTATCATCCGGTCGGCTTCGTTATCTCCGGTAAACGCGCCGCCCCAGGCAATTTGAAGCGCGTAAAGCAGCCGTTCGCTCGGCTCTGGAGGGCCGTACTTAGCCTCACCGTATTTGAAATGTCCGTAGCGGTTATCAGTCACGGTAGTCATAGAGAATCGCTCCAGGAGACCCCCGGCTTCAGCCGGGGGTAGTTGACTATTTGATTCTCCGGTCGGCCTGCAATCTACGCACGGCGTCATAAACAACCGGCGCAAATTTTTCGCGTATCTCGCGCTCGTCGGCGAAACTGGCCGTCGGCTGGTAGTTGATGATGACGGTCGCCCCGTTGCCGCCGGACACGCCAGCCGCAAGTGCGTTGGGTAGGGCTGGCCTTACACTACCCAAATTGGAGCGCAGGCCGATGGTCAATTCAGGCAGGGACGTGCGGGAGATTTGGCGCATGGCATCATGAATGCCGCGCAAGCCCATTTCAAAGGGCGTCGGGCTTCCAGGCGTGAACAGGTCGGGCACGCTCAACCCAAGCAATTTCGTTGCCAAATCGCCAATCCACTTAATCAGGTCAGACACCTTGTCTTTAATGCGGGTAAAGACATCAATCAGAGGCTCCATTTTGTCTTTTACGGCTTGAATGGCTGGCTTCACCTTCTCATTGAAAATGCTTGTAAGCGTGTCAAGAGAAGAGCGCAGAGGGCCGCCGACCTTATCAATCAGAGTTTTTACGACATCAATCAGGCCGGTAATCACCCCGACCACCACCCCCAGAATGACGACCAGAATCGGCAGGATAAGCGTAATGAGCGGCTGGATGACACTCGCTAAAAAGCGGATAAGTGAAGCCACAATCGGCAAAATGGTCTTGATTAGTGGCATGAAGGCCGTAATGACGGAGCTAATGGCCTCTACAAGAATAGGCAAAATCTCCGCGATAATGGGGGTAATTGCGCCAATAAGTTCGATGAATGCCGGAATGACGCTTGTCACCAACACGCCCACAATCTGGCCAAGCACATCGGCCACAACCCCGATGATTTGAGCAAGCGGAGGCAGGATTACGGCAATCAGCGGCATGATTGCATTGATTAGCCCCATAAAGGCAAGGGCTAAAGGCGGCAAGAGGGTTGTGATGAGCTGGACAAGTATAGGCAAAATAGTTTGCGCTAGCGTCACAAAAAGGCCGGAAAAGAGCATGAGCAAAACCGGAATGACGCTGGTGATAATGGGCGATAGGGCAATGGCCAATTGCATAAATGCATTAATGAGCGGGGGTAGCGCGCTCGTGATAAGGAATGTGAGCGTGGGCATAAGTGTTTGCAATAGTGTAAGCCCAAGTCCAGCGAACAGGGCAATGAGCGGAGGTAGGGCATTGGCGATTAGTGGCGATAAGGTGGTCATTATGGTATTGAGCGCATTCGTGAGAATGGGGAAAGACCTTGAGGCCACGACATCAATAATCTTGCCAATTGGTTCAAGCGCAGTTTGTAGAGGGCCGACATTCTTCAGGACAGCCCCCAGCAAAGCGCCAAGGGGCCCCAAAAGCGGTAGGACATCGCCAAGCACTTCGCCCAGCGATTTCCCACTGAACAAGCCGCGCAATTTATCCGCAATCGGCGCAAGCCATTTGCCGATATTGTCTCCGATTTGCCGTAAGCGGGCTAATCCGGCGTCCGATAGCACCCAATTCACAAAGTCGCCTACCAGTGGCTTTACGGGGTCTAAAATCCCCTGAAAAATCTCGCGTAATCCGATTTGCTTAATGTCCTGCAGCGCTCCGGCTAGGCCTGCCCATGTGCCCTCAATATTTTTGCTCGCATTCCCAAAGTCTTCGGATGCCGCTTGCAGGAATGCCTGAATAAACTCCTGGCTGTCAACCGCCCCTTGCCCAACATCTTCAAAGCCCTTGCCCATTCGTTGAAGAATGCGCGAGACGTCAATCCCAGCCCCCATTAATTGGCGCAGGTCTTGCATGTACACATGGCTTGTATTGCTAATTTGGGCAAGGGCATATCCGGCCAGCCCGATTTGCTCATTCGATGCGCCCGTAGCCGCAGCCATATTTAGCAGGGCTACCGTCAGGTCTTTGGCCATCTGGCTGGTCTGGCCGTATTGCATCTGCATTCTGAAAACGTTGGCAACCTGCTCCGTAGTGAACGGCGTGCGAATGGCCAATTTTTGAATTTCAAGCAGGAGGGCTTGCGCGCTATCCCTGCTTTTGGCAAAGGCTTCGTCCATCGTCAGCGTGGCGTCGGCGGCGCGCAATTCCTTCTCCAGCATGGTTTGAAGCGAAAAGCCCAGCCGTTCCCAATCAACCGTTGCATTAAAGGCTTCCCGCCCAAAATTGGCAAGTTCAGAGGCCAGCCGACTGAATACCTGAGCGCTCAGGAAGCCCATCGCCGTCGTGAAGACGCTCGATAGCATTCCACCAAAGCCGCGCAGAATTCCGCCAAATTTACTGAAAATCCCCGATGAAGAGGAGGCGGCGGGCTTCAGGCGGTTGAGCGCACCGGAAACATTATCTATCGCCTTTGATGCGCCCTCATTTTTCGCGATAATTTCAATCTCGACTTGCGCCATCTTCTAATGCCTTTGCTCTTTGCTCTTCAAAATAGCCGAGTCGCATCAGCCACAGCAGGCGACTCGGCTCGTCTTCGTCAATCTCCCACGGGGGAATTCCCCATTTTTCGGCGGCAAGCAATACGGCCATCCACAGAGGGCCTTCGCCCCCGTGTCGGACGGCCAGAATTACCTGCCGCCTTTCGTCGGGGGGATAAGGTCATCCGCCGCGTCCTTCAATTCGCCCAGCAATTCAGTCACTTCCACAAGGGTCATGTCTTCGGCAATTTCGCGGGCCTTATCTTCGGGGATAGCCGCGCCATTCTCGTCAACCGCCGTAGTTGCCAGAATGTCAATCAGCAGTTCCGCGCTCGGATTCTTTTCAATCCCGCGCAGGTGTTTGAGTTTGAGGCGTTGCGGGTCAATTTTGATTTTCATGATTCCTCCTAAGGCAAGACAGGCAATTCATTCACGACGATAAATTCGGCGAATTTAGCCGAAATGGGGTCGTAGCGCACGCGGAATGTGCCAGACACAATATCGTTTCCATCGTCTTCGTCCAATTTCTCAAACTTTTCCCATTTTCCGGCAAGGTTGGCGATAAAGGTCTTTTTCTGGTAGGTCGTACCGCCAGTTTGCAGATTGCTGCCGTAGAACGCCAATTGCATGAGGCGGGTCACTCCCGCGCGCCAGTTGTCAATCTCCGCCGTGGCAATCCCGTTGTACTCGAAAGTGAGTTTGACGGTAATCTCCGGCGCACCCATTTGGTGATAGGCAAAGTTCTTGTCTCCGTCCGCCGTCCAGCGCAATGTAAGGCCGGTTTTGACATCAATCTCAAAGCCGATAAGGGTATTGGCGATAGGCGTCCCCCCAAATGCGCCACCGGCCGCGTCAAGATACAAAGTGCCACTCTGAAACAAAATCTCTTCCACCGACGGCAAAGGGACGGTCGGCGTGAAGGTGGACACTTCCGGCGCACGCCCAAGCCACGATGCGGACACTTTCAGGGCTTCCTTCGCCTTGCCGCTAATCTTGAAGGATTCCACCAGGGCGTAAGTCATGCGCTCGGCGCGCTGGTTATCTCCGGCTTCGATGGTGAATGATTTGGGCGTCTTTACAGTCGTAGTCGGGAGGGAATAGGAGTAAATCTTTCCGCTCCCCGCCCCGTCCGCCGCTCCGGTGGTTACGCCGTCCACACCGGCGGCCAGAATATAGGGCAGTTGCTCAAAGGTCGCCTCTACGTCGTCAAACTCAATTTTTCCGCCGATGACGGGAATATAGGCGCGGCTCGTGCCAGGGATAATGCCGACGTCCTCTTCAGGAAAGACAACGGAAGTCGTATCTTCGATGACGCCCATTCCGCGCCAAATGGTTGTAGCGGGCACGGCCACCCCGTAAGTGGATTCCTTACCCAATTGAATTTTGCGAAGGGCTTTAATTCCGCTCATTCTTCACCTTCCTTTTTCTCTTGCTTTGGCTCTTTCGCCTTTTTCTCTTTCTCATATAGCCCGCTTTTCAGCAGGTCTTTTTCATTGAATTGGGCGGCTTCCTCATCGGTCAAATCCCGCGCAGGGATTCCGGGGAGAAAGCGCCCATTACCGACATACTTTAGCATCTTTGGCCTCCAATCTATAAATCGGATACAATTTTTATATCCGAGATGACAAAGCGGAATCCGATGGTTGGCGTGTCGCCCCAGCCCAATTCGCCGAAGGACTGCTTAATCTCGCCAAATGTGTCGCATTTTCCGCCAAGCGTCGGGTCGGCAAGCAGGGCATTTGGCACGCTATCCGCGAAGTCCAGCAGGGACGCCACAGTCGAAGGCAGGTCGCGCCGCCCGACGTGAATTTCCACGATGACGCTCCCCACCCACTTTTTCAATCCAACCGCACCGGCTAAGGCGTGCCCCATGTGCCGCCCGTCGCCAGGGTAGACGACGGCGAAGGGAAAATCGGCCATTTGCTCAGGGGGATAATCCGGCGCTTCGCGGATTCCGCTTATCCCGCGCACAATTTGAGCGATTGACAAGATTAAATCTTTTTGGCTCATGCGAACTCCAACCGGCGATAAGGCGCAAGCAGGGCTACGATGTCGGGGTCGGCGGAAAGGTCGGGAAGGGCAATCTTCTGCTCGCCAATTTGCGGATTGCCCGAAATGCCGAAGGGCACGTCGGAGCGTTTGAAAATGCGAATGGCAGCCAGGAGGCAGGCGCTCCGAATGGGCGCAGGCGCTTCAAGCGAGTCGGTAGAGGCCGTAAAGCCAAATTTGCCCGTGACCTGCACCACTCCCCGTCCAGCCGGAAAAATGCGCGTGCGGGCTTCAATCATGCTATACGGCCAGCCGCTAGCGGGCGCATTTTCGGGAAGCAGGGCGTAATCTGTGACCGCCCAAGTCGTTTCATGAACACCGTCGCCGTCATCATCCGTTTTCAGCGTGGTAATCTCGGCCAGGTCGTCTGTGAAGACAAGATAGATATTTGCCGCCGTGTAGGTGCGGGCTTCTTGCACGGCATAGAAGCGCCGCCCGCAAAATTGCTCAATCCAGCGGCTTGCGCTCTCTATCGCAAGTTCGACGTGGGCGTCCAGGGTTGCCCCCGTGACGCCCAGTCGCGCTTTTACTTCGTCAAGCGTGGCGTAAGGATTGTTCATCGCTCAAATTACGGATGGACGCCGACCACGAAGGCTTCAGGGTTCAGCACTGCACCGCCGAAGCGAACCTTAGCGAAAATGCCGATTTGCCCGTTAGCCTGATACAAGTAGGGGTTGCGGCTAATGGTCAAGGTTTCGCTTTCGGCAATCAGGTAATATTTGAAATTGCCGAATAGAATGGACTTGTTCCCCGCGCCAACCGCAGCCATCTTGTCGCTAATGTAAGCGGGCTTGCCCCACAAATTCATCTGGAAAGCATTCCCCGCCGGAGTCGGCATCAGTTGGAACGGCGAACCCTTTTTGCTTTGCAACAAGCCAATTGTTGCGCCGCGCAGCACCCAAACCGCGCCGTCATGATATGGCTCTTTCAAATTCCAAACGATTGACGGAATCTCGTCAACGGAAATATCCGTAGCAGAGCCAAGATTGAAGGTTGTCGCTCCGGTTACCGCGCCTTCCGGTTGGCCTGCCCCCGTTCCGGTCAAGAAGTAGTGATTTTCGGTCAGTCCTAAGGCTTCGCCAATCTTTTGCGATAGGAAGGCGTCAAGGTTGGTGGCGTTGTCGTTGAGCGTCTCTTCGGTTACCTTCACAACCTTCGTAAATTTATAGACATTCACCGTTTTCGTGGTGAAAGTCGGCTCGTCTTCGTCATAGGCCGCGGATTCAGCAGTGACGGCAAACTCGGACATGGAGGCGTTTTCAACGGGAACATCCACAACGTCGCGGGACGTGCGGTAAACGGTTGCACCCAATCGCCGCATAATAGAAAGTTCGTTGCGCTTCGAGACGATTTGCCCATAAAAATCATTGGGCACAAGCGCGGCAGCCGTTCCGCCTTCCTCAAGCGGCGCTTTCGTGAAGTGCAATTCGCCGTTAGTCACAAATGCACCCAGTGCCTTAGCCGCCGACTCGTGCATAGCCCCACCGCGCAGCCAGGCTTGCAAGGCCTTCAGCGGCTCAGGGTCACCCAGGCGGTTGGCGTCCACAACGGCAGGCACGCTCTTACGGGCGGGCGGGTCAAGTTTTTCGGCCACCTTTTGCGCCAGCAGGTCGTAATCAATCGGCAGCGATTTTTCGGGGGTTACGGTTTGCTCATTAGCCTGAATAGGTTGAGCATTTACATTTTCGGTAGTCATTTCGGTTTCTCCTTCTGATTTTTGAGATAAATCTTTTGCTTCAGCCTTCTGCTCATCCTTCGGCATCTCCTGCCCTTCCAGAAGAGAAGAAAGCGTAATAGCCGTATGCAGGGATTTTAGCGGGACGACCTGCGTTCGCGGCTCGGCGGGGGTGGGCGTCAACGAAGCGTCCAGGCCAAGCGGCCACTTCTTGATTCGCCAGGCCTTCCCCACCCGTTCCCGCTCCACAAGATGCGGCGCAGTGCCAGACGACCAGCCTAATTTCCCCATTTTGGCCAGTTCGTACAGGGCACGCTCGTATTCATCGCGCAGGTCAAGGATTGCTTCCACCCAAACGCCAACGTCGTCCTTTTTGAGCGTGCCCGTGCCCAGGCTCTTTTTGCCTAAAAGCGGGTCTGCGCCGTGCTGGAAGTAAATCTCGGTCTTGTCGTGATTGCCAAAATCCGTGTCGGGCGCGAAAAAGTCTCCCACAAGGTCGGTACTTTTCTCATTCGTGAAAATCACAAGATAGCCGCCGACTCGCCCTTCGTCTAAGGCCTTGCACGCCCCACCGAAGGCGATAATCTCGTCTTCTTCGCCGACTTCCAGAGATTTGATTCCTGCCAGTTGGCGGATAGATTCAGGCGGTTCTTCGTCCATCTCGCGGTAAAGGCGCACCAAGGCACGGGCGGCCTTGCGCTTTTCATCTTCAGGCGCGTCCACCCCGCCCCGTGCCCCCGCCAAAGCCGCAGCCGCCGCGTGAACGCCATTCCGATTAAGCGTCCCGTCCGGCTCGCGCACCGGTAATTTGCATTGCTCTTTGCTTGTTGGTTCGCCGTCGTGCAGATGAATCAGGCAGGCGGCGTGCCATTGTTCAAGCGAATAATCGGATTCCTTGAAGTCGCTCCAGGGCTTATCACTAATGGCCATTGCGCAATCTCCAGATAAAAATTAAAGGCAGTAGCCGATGCACTGCTACTGCCTTTGTGCTTTTCTTGCGCGCTTTCGCCTCTCCGGCTACCTCGCGCTATTTGTATCCCTCAAGCGGGATAGTGGCGCATAAAAGTTTCAATCCCTCCATCGGGATAGTGCGCCTTTTCTACAAAGATTATACCACGTCCGCAAAATTCAACAAGGGAAGTTCGACATTCAGGCAATGCGGCGAGAAAAATAACGCCTCCCTGAATTTGTTGTTATTGTTTTCCTCCAGATTGAATTTGATTGATTTTACAACCCGCGCAGGTATCCGTCAAAAACAACCTTTGCAGCATTGGCCATGTCCGATGCGCTATCTTCAATCGTCTGGCTAACACGCTTCCACCCGACCAGTGCGGGCAGGCGGGCTTGCATGGTGTCACTCGCAAGCCAAACCGAATGCGGCTCGTTATTGGTGATAAGCGCCTGCTTTTCGGTCACGCTCTCAATGCGCCAGCCGCGTTGAAAGCGCCCCGTCCGGCGCGGATAGCCAGGCAAGATGCGCCCCGAATGGAGCGCCCAGAAGAACCAGCGTTTTTGGCGCTCGGTCTGGAAAGTTCTCCCATAGGCCTGCTTGCGCGTGACATATTTGTAGGGCGGGTAGTACTTCAGCCCGCGCATACCGCTCCCGATAAGCGTTTCGGCCACGGAGCGCAGCATTACGGGCGTCGCCTCTTTGATTTTTTCCTTGACCGCCCCGCCGAAGTCTTCAGGGGTAATCGTAATTCTAATGTTGAGCATTTTACCCTGCCAAAAAGAGCGGATTCCAGGCGGCCGCGTTGGCTACGCAATCGTCGCAGTGTTCGGCCACACCCAGCCGCCAGTAGCAATTATAGCCGCCGTCCGTCTTTTCAATCTCCCAATGGCAGCGGCAATTTGCGCGGCAGGCGGTTTGCCCATCGCCAGGATAGGCCGGTAGATGCGGCACGCCTTGAATAATCGCATTAGCCCGCTCAAAGGCCTGTGTGCTGGAGTCGATGTACATTTTGGCGCGGTATGCAATTTGGGCTTGTGACAGATTCCCTTTGGCAATGTCTTCAGCAAAGTTTTGCAGATACTGATACTGCTTTTTGAGCATTGCCCCGATGCGCCCGTAGTCAGATTGTGTCAGGTTGCCGATGCCGCCGACGGCTAGCGAGTATTCGGCGATATAGGCTTCCTTGATGATTTTCCGCATTTGGAGCAGCCACTCATTGAGCGTGAGTTTTCCGCCCGCAAGGTCGGCGGCCAGGGCAGCGGCTTGCTCCATTTTCGCATCTATGTAAGCGTCCCGTAGTTCAAGCACGCGGCTAAAAGGGATAAATCGCCCCGTCGCAGGGTCACGGTATCGCTTCGCCTGAGCGTCCCAAATCCAGGGGTCATTGCTGGCCATCGCGGTAGTCCTTTCTAATCGTTTGCGCCCTGAGCATTCCGCGAAATTCGGGCGGCATGAGTTTATCCCAGTCATCCGCCGCGTCTTCGGCGTCGGCCTGTTCAAGGATAATCTCGTCGGGAATGGGTACAAGCGGCTCGCTTGCCCCGCGTGGGATAATCCGCACGCCCGCTTCCTTCGCCGCCAATTCAAGCAGGGATAGGCGCAGCGATTCGCTAATCTCGCCGGTATTCGCCAGATATTCAAGCGCGCGGGCTAATGCTTCCAGTTTATCGCTCATTTTCGCTCCTTCGACACAAGCAAGGCAATCTCATCGCGCACGGCTTCCAGGATAGCCTGAGCGTCGCCCTTCTCGGCCATCTCCGCGCTAAAGAGAGCGTCCACGTCGTCAGCCGTCTTGCAGGCTGGCAACCCGCGCGCAATTCTCATGCGGATATTCGACGGGATGACGGCGCTCTCAAACGGGCAGTCGGCCTTGCCGTCTTTTTGCAGCCGCTTAATGGCCTTGCGCCGCCACTTATCTAATTCATCGGCTAATGCTTTATTCGCCGGATTGTCCGCCGGTTGCGCCTGCTCTACCGGAGCGGGTTGCAATTGGGCGGGTTGGGCTTGCGGTTTTGCTTCGGCTTGTGGTTGGGCCCCCAATTGCTCAATGCGGGCCCGAATATCGGCGCTCAATTCAAAGCCCAAAATGTCCATTGCGGCCAGCGCGGCTTTCGGGCTGGCTGTAATGGCCTGCACAAGGGGGAGAATGCTATTTGCCCGCTTTTCTTCGTCTTCCTGATAAATGTCCAATTTCTCAAAGGCGAAGCGCAATTCAAGCCCCATTTCATTCAAGCATTGGACATTGAGTTCGGCTGCCAGCAGGTTGGCGCGTGGCTCGATGGTATCCTGATAGAAAGAAAGCCGTTGCTCTTCCGCCGTGGCACGATTCGGGTCGTAGCGCAAGAGGGCTTCGGGAATGCCGAAGGCGTAGGAGATGTTGCGGACGGCGCGCTCGTGCAGGTCAAGCATGGCCATATCCTTTAGGGGTTGGCTTACGACCTTAGGCTCTACCTTGCGGTTGAGCACGAACAGCCGACCGACGTTGGTGATGCCGGTCATTACGCGCTTGAAGAATGACTCAATGCGATCGACCTCCGGCTTCGTGGCATTCTCCGCATAAACGATTGTCACCGGCACAGCCCCACCGGAAAAGAAATTTTCAGAGAATTTGCTAATCATCTGAATTGTGCGGGCGTCGGTCGTCGCCGATTGTAGCGCACTAATTCCTGGCTTGTAGTCATCATCTAGTGACGGCTCGTGAAGGTAGATAATATCTTCTCGCCGGAATGTAGTTTTACCTTGCCGAAAAACAATCTCTCCGGTCGGCATGCGTTCGACGGCTATAGAGCGCGGGGGGATAAAGGCCAAATCCCGCACGCGCCCGCTCCGGCTGCCGCGCACTTTTTCCACATAGGCCGCGCCGTAAACGAGCAGGCTGGCTTCGATTTTCCAGAGCAATTGCCACAGGGGGACGGGAAACGGCCAATCCGCCTCATTGTCCCCGCTCCAAATTTCGACGGGCGCTCGGGCGATGGTGTTTGCCCGAATCTGGATTGCCCGCTGGATGATGGGCGCTAAAAGCGCGTCGTCCGCACTCTGCCCAAGCGCGTAGCGTTCGTTCCACTCTTCCGCCCATTGCGGAATTGTCACGATTGCCTTGTATTCCTTTTGCATTTTCGCATCCTTTCTTTTCTCTAAAATCCAACGATAACTAATTCTTGCGTGGCTATGGCCGATAGCGCGCCCGATACCGCATCCACCTGGTCATCGTGCTCGCCGGTCGGGAAGGCACAAATTTCATTGAGAAAATCCTGATTCCACTCTCCCCTGACGACGTGGACCTTGCCCTGTTCGGCTCTGGCAAGCAGCGGATTCGCCCGCATGATTTTATCCGTGTTCACCGGAATGCCGCGAAAGGGAATATCGGCCAGCGCAGGCTCGGCTAGAAGCAAATCCAGCGCACCTTTTTGCGTGCCCGCCACCTCGACAGATTGTGCGCAGTCGTTCCCGTCCATGAGCGCCGTATCTCGGATGATTCGCAAGAGCGCCGGCCACTCCCACCGCCCGCGCACAACATCCAAAATGTAGATATTGCCATCGGCATCCATGCCGATTTTCGCCCCGACGGAATAATCCGCCATAGAGCGTGTGGAAGCGGCTAAATCCCAATGCCGCGTAATGACGGACAACTCCGGCGCCCGCTCCACAATCTTGAAATATTCCCGCCGGAACAATGCGCCCTCCAAAGAGACAAACTCCGCGCCGTATTCCTGCCGGAAGACCAGGTCGGGCATGTCACGCCGCGCCCGCTCTATCTCTTCGAGATCGATATAGGGCGAATCCCAAGAGGGGAATTGCCACGACTGCCACTCGTCATCGCCCCCCTGCCCCTTCAAGAATAATTCGTAGAAATAATTGAAGCCAAAGGGGGAAGAGATAAAAATCGCCCCGCCTTTGCGATCAGAGAGCGACGGGCGAATCTCTTGCGTCCAAATATCGCCAAGATCGCGAATGTGCGCGGCTTCGTCAATGATGGCGAGCGTCAGGCCTTCCCCGCGCAGGCCTCCCGCCGCATCGGCAGAAAAGAATTGCGCCCATCCGCCATTTGGGGAGATAATGCGCGCATCCCCCCGCCGAATCTCAAGCCCCGGAATTTGCGCCGCCAGCCGCTCCGTAATGCGCCAGGCTATCTCGGCCTTTTGATGCGAAGGCGCGACCCACATACACGCCCCGCCGCCCAAAATCTCGCGCATGGCCGCTAAAGCCCCCAGCCGCGTTTTGCCAAAGCGCCGCCCGCAGGCCACCACCTTGAAACGCTTAGGCGAAGAGAGAATTTGCGCCTGTAGGGCGTGCGGCTCAGGCAATTTGACTTTTATCTCAATGCGGCTAATTTCCTGCCCCATTGCTCCCCTCCGCGCCTGCATTCTCGCTATCCTGAGCGTGGGCCCCCACCGCGCCATCCGCAAAATCGCCCCAACCGACAATATACTCGATGGATTGTTGCGATTCGACCTTTTGCGGAGCGTCCAGCCCAAAGAGCGCGCTTAGTCGCCCCCAGGCTTCGATAATCGTCCGCGTCAGTCGGGAATAATCGGCGTTCGAGACCTCCCGCTTATTCATCCGCATCCGTGCGCCGGCAATCGCACTGAGCATGTCGCGCATCTGCATATTTTTCAGTAATTCGACGGGCGGCTTTTCGATTTTTCGCGCCAGAATATCGGGGATATTCCCCTCAAGCCCCATTGCCCGCGCCGCGCGAAAAATATCATCTATCGATTTTTCAAGCGCCTGCTCGGCCGGCCCGCTTTTTCCTGACGACCGCTTATTTCCCATTCCCTTTATCTCCCTTCGCGCAAAATGCGTGCAAAAATCTTTAAATCCATGAGAAAATGTAGGGCATCGGCAAAGCACAGCCCCGCGAACGCAATCGCCGCCATCGGCCAGCCGCGAAAATCCGCCTTTGCCCAAAGCCAAAGCACGGGCGATAGCAGGGGGGAGAGATAGAGCATCCGCCCCACCGCCCCGATAATCAGCCCATGCGATAGCCGCGAACGATGGGCAATCAGCCGCGCATAAGGCCGCCAATAGCCCCGCCACAGCCGCCCAAGCCTGCCCATTAGCCGATTGCCGATATAGCCGCCGTCCGAGTCCAGGTCGGGGGATAGCAGGATTCCGCCAGCCGCCCCGCAAGCAGCCGCAAGCCAGCCCGCCGATTCGTGCTCAAGCGCAATAGCCGCGAAGGACGCGGAGAGCATGAGCGTTGCTAGTGTATGATTCTTCCCTGATGCCATGCTTTTATTTTATCTTAATTTTATTTTTAGGGCATCCTAAATTTGCGGCAATATTCCCGCCCGCCATATTCGCCGCCGATAGCCGCCCGCTGCCCGCTACGCCCTATCCGGGCCGCCCGTGCATATGCTCTTTTTCCTTTAATTATATATGTCAAAGTTGCCGCTTTATTCTCGTTTCCCTCAAAACTCCAATCTAATTTTAATCTTTCTCTCATTTTTTCCTCTTGACAAATATATAATCATGGTATAATAGGGATATAACAAAACAACAAACCGGAGAGATAAAAATGAAAGCGAACGCTATTATCGACCACAAAGGATACTTGCAAGACCGCTTTATCGGGTTGTACCCGAAAACTCAGGTTGACCTTGAAGAGGAAACCGAACGTTTATGGTCGTCAGGTTGGGATGAACCCATTATATCTATCGGCATGCGCAAACGCTACGAATTGGTTGAAGTTGAATTGCCGGAATGGCTGCTCGAAGGACTCGCGAAATTGCGCGAAAAAGAAGAATGGACGCGCGATATTGATGAAGTCGCCGCACGAATCATCTTTGAGCCATTTACCGAACTGGAATACGCATTGAAAAAACTCGTAAAGGCCGATAACAGAAAATTTTATAACTCTCTCCGCCAATTTTTCCGCGATAACGGCTTTTTATCGAAAAAGCAGATGGCCGCGGTGAACGACCCGCATTATTTTCGCCGACGCCGCACATACTAAAACAATAACAATCTGTATACACTACCGCCCGACATGGGCGGTTTTTTGTTTCTTCACTTTTTACCCTTGACAAATATATAATTATGATTACAATATGGGTATGTTTGAAATTCAAATTGGAGTGATGAAAATGGATGCAACAAATAAAATGGACGGAATCAAAAAAATCTATAGTCGCTACTACTGGATGACAAAATACGCCCTCGTGGAAGATT